AAGTTGTAATTGCTGCTCCAGCACCAGAGCCTACTGCTACATTAGAAGCACCAGTAGTGATTGCTTTTAATGCCGTTGACCCAATACCAGTATTACTACTATTACTTTGACCTGATGCTCCCTTACCAGCTTCAGAGCCTATGTATGTATTACCTGTTCCAGTTACATTATAATAACCTGATTCGTGTCCCATAGCTACATTATTTGTAGTTTCATTATCAGAATCAGAAGTCTGAGAATATAAAGACCTATATCCTATTGCGATTGAATAGTTTCCAACAGTCTCTGCCTGTAATGCTCCATATCCAACAGATACATTATGATGTCCTATTGTAAGGTTTACACCAGCCCAAGCTCCGACACCTATGTTATTATCGCCAGTAGTTAAGTCTGTTAATGCACTAAACCCCACAGCGACATTATAATTAGCTCCATTCAAAGCTCCTGTTCCCATAGCTAAAGAACCTATTCCAACATTATTATCAGATTGACCAGCAAAAGCAATACCTGCTGCTCCTCTGCCTATAAATACATTATCATATTGGTTATTATTATGAGTATTTTCTCCTGCATTTTTTCCAATATAAATACAGCTATTCATAAGTGCTGTACCGCCAACTCCTGCATTTTTTCCAATAAGAACATTGCCATCAGTTGATGCATTATTATTAGCCGAACCAGCAAGATATCCAATGACTACATTATCATTCTCTCCTGAATCAGCAGCATCAAATGCTTGATACCCAATAATTGTATTATTAGTATTATCGGTCATTAACTTAGCAGCCTCATAACCTATTGCAATATTTCCTGACCCTGTCGTGAGTGCAGTAAGAGCCTCGTGACCAATAGCAATAGTACCAGTTTGAGCGTTTGTGCCTGTAGCATCAAGAGTATAATTTCCGATGGCTATATTTTTAGAATGGTCAGTGCTTGGGTCTGTACCTAAATTAGCACCTTTAAATGCTTGATATCCGATTGCAATATTATCTGATACTCCACCACTTGTTCCAGTTCCTGACCTTGCAAAAGTACCTAGCGACTCATATCCAATAGCAATATTTCTATGAGCTTCAGGTGTTGAAGTATATCCTGAATAAGAACCTAATGCTTTATATCCAATAAGAGTATTAGCACTAGCTTGAGTTATTGCTTGACCAGCTTCACTTCCTACTGCTGTATTGCCATTTGCTCCATAATCAATTTTTGTTAAAGCGTTGTAACCTATTGCAGTGTTATTATCTCCGTAAGATGCAGCTGCTGAAGTACCAGCTAAGGCTTGATATCCTAATCCAGTACATCCATCACTAGTAGATATTTCCATTCCTGCCTTAAACCCTACAGCAGTATTATATTGACCACTTGATAGGTCTTGTAAAGCTTGTGTTCCTACAGCAACAGCACCAGCTCCATCAGTGAGGGCATAACCAGCCCGATATCCCATAGCGACATTACTAGCACCAGTTGTGATTGCAACTCCAGCACCTGAACCAACTGCCACATTGTTGTCGCCATCTGTGATTGCTAACAATGCATTAGTTCCAACAGCGACATTATTATTTGCATTTTGAGCATCAGAATCAGATGACCTCATTGCGTTATATCCTATCGCAGTATTATGCGTTCCATCATCTAAATATCTTCCAGTTTCAGTTCCTATATAAACATTTTGAACTGCATTGACATCTCCAACATCTGCATCAGCTCCAGCGTTCCAACCAATATATACTCCCTCACTTGTTGCTAAATTATATCCAGCATTGTAACCGATTAATACTGCACCATCAGCATCAGTAGCGTGATTTAAGGAAAATCCAGCACTATGTCCAATTAATACCATCTCATCGCCTGATACATTGGCTTGACCTGCGTCTTTGCCGACAATTACATTATCATTACCAGTTGTGATTGCATCTCCAGCACTTGACCCGATTGCTACATTGTTATCTCCAGTAGTAATTTCTTTTAATGATTGTTTACCAATGGCTACATTATTAGCTGCATTTTCTCCACCAGCCATCGTAGTACCACTTTTCATTGCCTCAAAGCCAATGGCAACATTATAACTAGCATCATCTATATATCTTAATGCTGAAACTCCCATAACAATATTACCATCTGTTCCAGCCACTCCATCATCTAAATATTCACCTGCATAATTTCCAATGAGAATATTCCAATCATTGTCTGTTATTCTCTGACCAGCTTGGTATCCAATGATAGTATTGTGGTCGCCTGTTGTAATTGCATTTCCTGACAGTCTACCTACTGCAGTATTTCCAGCCCCTGTAGTATTTGAGCCTAAACTTGCCGAACCTATAGCGACATTATTGTCTCCCTCAGTTAACGCACTTAAAGCAGCTTGACCTACCCCGACATTCCACTTAGCATCAGCCATAGCTGCATCTGAAACAAGATGACCTATAAAAGTATTATCTATTGAGCCTGAATCAAGACTTTGACCTGCCTTAAATCCAAAGATTGTATTTCCTGAAGAACTGTTGCCATCTCCATTATCACCACCACTATCATTATTACTCAGACTGATGCGAGAGTTGGCATCAATTTTAAATCTTGTATTCGCTCCACCAGTTTCAAAAGCCATGTAATTAGAAGCATGATTATATAATATTGTACCAGCGTTATGGTCTTGCTCATCTCCAAAATGAATAATAGATGATGCTGCATTACCAGCTATTAATGACATTCTAACATTGTCACTTGTAGCACTATTATTACTAATTATTAATGCTGTACCAGCTTCACTTGTAATTGAGGGTAATGTTCCACCATCAAAAGGAATACGTACAATACCTGATGAATCAATTTTCATTCTTTCAGTCGGGCTTGTAGCTCCATCTGCCGTAGTTTCAAATGTAAGGCGACCCGGCATATCATTATTAGCAGCAGTTGCATCAACAGAAGAAGTTATTTGAGCAGTTCTAAGATATTGGTCACCATCATATCCCCAAAATTGAATATTACCAGTAACATCGCCACTATCTACAAGTGTTGTACTAGCATCAGCTCTTCTTAATATTAAGCTAGGATAATCACTATCAGACACAACAGTTGATTGAATGTCTGCATCTGATGTAGAGTATAAATCGAGCAATTCTGATGGTGCTATTCCGATACCAACCCGACTATTCGTAGTATCTACAACAAATACATCTCCACCATCGGAGTCTTTGCGAATTAATAATGTTTCAGTGCCAGTAGCATCAATTATCATTGATCCTTCAATGACATCGGTTACAGCAACACTACTACTCCCAGTTACACTTAAATCACCATCTATGGCAATATCACCACTTATATCACCGCCCTTACTTAGATCAGGAGTGACGGCACTCCCCATTCCACCAATCATTATATCTCCACGATGCGCACTGAACCAGTGCTGGTTGTTGTACTGTTGTGATTGAAATACACTGTATTACCCAGTCCTCTAGGCACAGTGAAAAACATCATTGTTTCTTTGGGTATAATCATATCATTGGATGCATTAACACTTGTTTCACTAGCTGCAAAATTAAAATACAGAGCAACAGTGCTATACACGGCTATGGTTGCAGTGGTTGCCGCCAGGGATACATGCACAGTGTTTGCAACGTCTGCGCTGCTTCCACTAGCTGCTGCTGAATTAACGGTCCATGTACCGCCAACAGTGGCATTGAGTGCTTCCTGGACTGATCTTTTATGTAGGTTAGCCATTAGCTTGATCTCCTGTGTACCATTGCGAAATCGCCACTTGCTACCGTAACAGCAGACCAGCTACCATAAATAGTTTGACCAGCTAGAACTGTAACAGATGATAATGAATCCCATATATCTGTATCTGTGCTTGTAGCTGATATAACCGCATCAACAGATAAAGCTGTGATTGCGACGTATACATGGGAGTTTACGGTTGCATCAGTGACATAATCATATCCACCACCGGCAGTGATGATATTTAATGCTTCTTGGGAAGTATATTTGTGTAGGTTACTTGTTGCCATGTTTTCTCCATCTCTAAGGTATTAGCAGACCGTGAACGAGACATATATAAGAATGCTACTTCTTAAATATCTTCTTCATTTTCTTTTTTGGCGCAGATTTGACAATCCGTGGTCCACCAAATTTGTTTTTAATTACTTCAAAACCGTCATCGACTAACTTCTGCGCTTCATCACGAGAATCAACATGTACGGTATGTGTTTCTTTTCTAAGTATTATCATTATAGCCTTTCATATATTGCACTGGGCGATGACAAAGCACCGCCCAGCTTAGATTACATACAGTTTACGGATTCAGGAATTCAATTCCTTTGACATGGTTACTAGTAGTCACAACAGCACCATAAATGATGTCTGCTACAACTTTTGTACCGAGGTAATCGACAGAATATTCAGATTGGATTCTGATGTCATTCTGAACTGCGACAGCAATTGCAGATTTATGCACCAGGTAACCAGCTTCAATTCCAGTTGAAGTTGACGTTGGAATGAGTGAACTGGTATACACTGGAATGCCAAAAAGCATACCAACTTGACCAGCGTTCATTGCAGAATTCTCTGCACCAAAACCAACTCCAGCACTTGAGCCTGAAGCGACAAATGCTTTTGCATTTAGCAAATCAGCATAGATCAACGAATTCACAAAGAAAGCACACTCTTCTTGAGGGATGTCATTACTAAGAAGAGTTCCAATCGCAGTCTCAACATCAGCGTTGCTCATGCTGTTATCCGCAGCAAGAGCCTGAGTTGTTCCAAGACCCTGAAGTATGGCTTCAATCTCTGTATCCACAGCTTTTGCTAGTGCATAACCCATAGACTGGGCATACTTATCAAAAAGCTGTTCGTTAGACTGAATCATTGCAATGTCTTCAAATAGCTTTGCAGCATAAATATGTTGATCAATTGCAAGGTCGATCTTTGTTTCTGTGTTAACTGTGTACGCAACACCAGTATTCTCCGTCTTGGTAGCAGTTGCCACTTCTTGAACGGTAGGAATGTGTAGCGTATCAGATTTGCCCTGTACGAGCGAACTATAGTCATCAAAAAAAGGTTTGAGTACTAAGTTCTTTTCAAAATAGCGGTAAATACCTGCTGACCATAGTTCAGGAATAAAGACATCAACATGTCCTGCTCCTGAAAGGTCACCACCAGCTGAACCCTGGGTTGCATCACCACTAAAAGCGGTATAAGCCATTATAGCTCCTTATTTAATTTCCGGCCCTTTTGTAGCTCGCCACAATTTTATCCCAATTGCTCTCTCTATCTTTTTTGCTCATCGTTGTCCAATCTTCTTGGACTTCGTTGACAGGAACGGCAGGATTATTGGCAATTGCTACTTTAGGCTGTTGAACAATTTTACCGTGCAGCGCTCGAAGTTTTGCCATAGGCAAGTCTCCAAATGTCTCACGGTCTTCTATACTAAAATCATTAAGTATCTGCTCTCGCAACTCTGCTTCTTCTTTCATTGCTTGCTCCACTACTGGTTCAAGCTCTGCGATCCTAGCAGCACGCTCTTCCGCAAGAGTTTGCCATTCTTTTTTGGCTTCTAACTCTTTGGTGCGTTGCGTTTCTGCTTT